TAGTAACCACCTAGACTGAGTACGATAATGATTCCAATGAAAAATTGATTCATGTTACTTCTCCTCTATCTTATAGTCGAGACCATTCGCTGAACGTATCTCTACGGTCTTCTTGGTTTCAAAGTCTCTAAACTTAAGATGTTTTTCTTTTTGCACAAAGATTTTACGTGCTGTGTACTGTGATTTGTACATCTGACCCGTCTGTTCTGACTGTCGATATACTGTGATTTCATAGAGGGGCGATAGAATCATCTTCACCCATAGTTTAAATTTTTCCCACATAATTAACCTTCCCATAATATAAAATATAAGACTAGTGTTTGCTAGTCTTATATTTAGGGGTCAACGAAGGACTACTTTTAGTCGTTCTTTCTTAGTTCTTTAAGTTGAGCAATAGTATCTTCTGCACTCGTGTGTAGGATACCGATTCCTCCATGCTCTTCCCATGCATCAAGGTTCTTTTGTCTGTCATCAATAAGGACACTTCCTTTGATTGCAAACATACCTTTCTGACTACCAGTCATAGTGCAAGTGACTACCACTGTAGGACTCACATGTTCCTTAATCCATTCATTCTTATCGAACACTACCAACTCTCTGTTGATGACACCTGCTGCAGTTAGGATTTCCCATGGCAATCCAGTGTGTCTTACATATCCTACCAAATCATACATATCTGGCATAGGTGGTAACATTCTGAACAATCTCTTGTTCGTTAACTCTTCCTTCCTTTGGTCGTAATCATTGTGACCTTGGTCGGTGTTAGGGAACTCTCTCCCTGTCAATGTTTCAACTCCAGTGTTGAAATCCGCTAGTACTCCATCCATATCGATGAAGATTCTCTTTACTCTTTTATTTTCCATACGTATAGTATACTCGATTTATATGGCCATTGTCAAGGTCATTTTGACCAAAAGAGGTCATATATCATCTCTTCTTTCTTGTATGCTTCACGTTCCCAAGGTTGACGGGAATAGGGTGTAAACTTGTATTTCTTACCTTTGTAGTTCACCAAAGATGGTGTTAAATCACCACGTAAGAATTGTTTGGCATGGACTAGTTCATGTGCAAGTGTCATCATCATCTGTGACATTGATTGTGGTTTACCAGTCATTGGGTTGGTTTTACTGATTTCTATATCAATGAAGTTTTTATCACCAAGACAATATCCTAGTGCATCGGGTATAGATTTAGTAAATGATATTTGGATTTCAACTTCACGTCTGAGACGTGGCATAAAATAGTGTATTGTAGAACGACAGAATTTAGAGATTCGTTTCTTCTCTGCAATTTGTCCTTTAAAGGATACGTCTATATTGTCAAACCATATCTTCTTCGTCATCAATTCTTTCAACCTCATCTTCACTTATTTCGGAACCACAGAACACACAATGTGCTATAATATAGTGATTCTCATCCATATCATAAAAGCATTCGAATTCACTCTTACAACTGTTACATGATACTAAAAAGTTGTGGCCATTGTCAAGGTTAATTGTCATAATTTGGTCTCCATCCTGTGTTATCTTTCTCACTTTTCACCATAATTTTCTCATAAAGAGACTCAAATGACATCTTCTTGTCATTATAGACAGCATATGGTAATGGGTGTTTCGCTTCATCTGTATGAAATTCAAGTCCAGCAGTGTATATACGTACAGTTTGATACTCTCTATCAATCATCCCAAAGAGGTGTTTCCACCTCTCACATATAACATCTTGGTCACTTAGTTTAGGTAGATATAGATAGTACTCATTTGCTTGTCCCATATTAGTCCACCAATACGTCTCCGTATCGTGTCCACTCAAGTAGTTTATCATAACCACCAATCGCTTGACCATCCACTCTGATTTGTGGAAACGTTCTTGCAGTTGGAAACTGTTCGAAGAGTTCTTCTCTAGTGAAGTCCTCACCCAGTTGTGAATATGTATATTCCAGTCCTTTTTGTTCACATAGAGCTTTTGCTTTATCACAAAATGGACATTGTGTTTTTCCAAATATTTCAATCATAGTTTAAAATCCTCAAAAGTTGAGTCGTCTACATCTTGTGTAATACCACCGATAACATACGACTCTATTTCTGTCTCTTGTGGTGCATTCTGTAATCCTCTACTGTTGAACCAATGTGATGTCCATGGTAGTGGATTGTTCGTTGAACTGATATCATATATAGGGTTCAGTCCAATTGCACGTAATCTCTTATTAGCAGTATATTCAACATAGTTTCCTAACAGTTGTGTACTCAAACCAATCATTGACCCATGTTGGAATAGGAAATCTGCCCAGTCTTTCTCTTGTGCGACTGCATCCTCATACATAGTATACACTTCAGATTCACAATCCTTCATCACTTGAAGCATAAGTTTATCATTCTCTTGATTCTTATATGCTTTGAGTATGTGTTGCGACACTGCAAGATGTTGTGATTCATCTCTTGCGATTAGAGATATAATCTTTGCACTTCCTTCCATGAGTTTCAACTCACCGAATGCAAATGAACATGCAAATGATACAAAGAATCTAATCCCTTCTAGAATGTTTACACTTATAAGTGCAAGGTATAATGCTTTATATAAATCATAGTCATCTACCTTCAATCCCAATAGTCTACGTCTACCTAATTCAATGAACTCATCGTATTTCTTAGTTACTGACTCAGCACGTGCAACAATAGCAGGTTCATCTAAGATAGTGTCAAAGATATCACTTGGGTCACTATAAACATTCTTTATAATATGAGTGTAGGAACGTGAATGTATGGTCTCCATAAAGTCCCATGTAATGATACAAGATTCCAACTCGGGTAATGTCACAAATGGTAGGAATGCAATTGATGGAGCACGTCCTTGTACACTATCCAATAGTGTTTGGTATCTTAGATTGGATGTGAAGATGTGCTTCTGTGCATCGTTCAGTGAATTGTAATCACTCCTATCTTTCTGTAGCGATACCTCTTCGGGTCTCCAAAAGAATCCTAGTTGTGTCTGTGTAAGTTTATCAAATATAGGATACTTGAACTCATCAAATCTTTGTGTGTTTAGTGGTTCACCAAAGAATAATTTCTCTTTGGTAAAGTCTATGTTGTTCTTGTTAAATACTGTCATTCCTTTTTTTTCCTTTTCTTCTCTTCTGCTCTCACGAAATCATAACGATTCGACCATAGTACTCTTTCTTCAGGCGATGCATTGTGCCATGCTTTGTTTGCCTGACTGAATCTTTCGTTCTTGATGTTGCTACCCTCATTACCGTATCTATTTTCTCTCCCATCCCACTGAAGATTGTTATGTTGAGCACAAAATTGGCCAGGAGCAATTGGTTCTAAGGTCATTGGCATGTCATCAATTGGGCCTGGTTGTCTTATAAAATGTAAAAACATATGGTATGAGAATTCTCCTACAAAATAATCTCTCCAATGAGGACAATTTGGCCCTTGATATAACATGACATCGCCTGGATGTAGTGTAACCTTTGTACCAGTCCTGTCTTTATGACGTGGTGCTTGTGTCATCTCAAACATCTCGTCATGACCAAAGTCCTTTCCAAGATAGTTCTTATCATTCTGAATCCATATTGACCATGGTGACCCATCATCGGATGAATAGTCCAAACAAAGAGTAGCACTAATCTCACATGATGGTCTATCCATGTGTGATTTTAGATATGCACCTCGTTCATACTTTCTACTGTATGCATAGGTTTCTTTTAAATCAAAATCTAATACTGGTTTTAGGTTCTCCCACAACCATCTATGCAATGCTACTGCAGGCGGAAATGAGTAAGCAGCGACTGACTTACCTAATGATTTTGTAGGTGACTCAAATATGATGTCGCCTTCTCTTTTGAGTACTGAGTCTTCTTGTCCTTCGATAGTCTTCCACGTGTCCATTGTCATATCAATGATATCTTGTGGTATAAAGTCTCTAAGAATCAGATATCTATTCTCAATGAAAGACATGGTCGCTTCATTGGTGTGACCAAAAACGTATTTTCCGTCAGATTCGGGTTTTTCTGACCTAATTCTTACTGTCTTATCTTCATCAGACACATATTGTCGATTACTTCTATATCGCACATGCTTCGCAGTCTTCATCATCTCCCTCATAATTGGTTTGTTGCAATGGTTCGTCTGTGACAACGTCTTCAGTCTTACCATCCATAGTGTTTTGATAATAGGATGTCTTCCAACCATACTTATATGTGGTTAGAAAATCCCTCGCCATTACTGATACAGGAACCTCATTGTTAGGATAGTTTTCGGGGTTGTATGACCAGTTACCACTAATACCTTGGTCAAAGAACTTCTGCATCACTGCTACGATATTTATATATCCAGTGTTATCTGGCATATCCCATAGTAATGTGTAAGAATTCTTCAAGTGTGTGTATTGTGGTACCACTTGTTTCAATGTACCCTTTTTACTCTTCTTAACACTCAGATAATCTCTAGGTGGTTCTACACCATTTGTTGCATTTGATACAACACTTGATGATTCACTTGGCATCTGTGCAGTTAGTGTAGAGTGTCTAAGACCATATTCTTTGATGTCACCCCTCAGTGTTTCCCAATCATGGTTTAACACATGTGGTGTCAATTCATCAACTTCCTTTTTGTAAGTGTCGATGGGTAAAATACCATCTGAATACTTTGTCCCACCAAAACCTAAACAAGCACCTTTCTCTTTTGCAATAGTGTTGGATGCTTTGAGTAAATAGTATTGGAATGACTCTGTAAGTTCATGTACCAATTTAAGTGCATCGGGGTCGCCATACTTGACTTTGTTCTTCGCTAGGAAGTGTGCAAGTCCAATATAACCAATCCCCAATGACCTACGGGCGATAGTAGATGCTCGAGCTGCTTCTACTGGATACTCTTGGTGGTCTATCAGTTCTTCAAGTCCTCTCACTGCGAGGTCACACAAGTTCTCCATTTCGTCCGCTTTTACTATTCCCACATTAATAGCACTCAGTATACACAATGCGATTTCACCCTTACCATCAATATGTTGGATTGGGTCTGTCGGTAGTGTAATCTCTTGACATAAGTTACTCATGTTAACTTTGTCTTTAAAACTACTGTGTGTATTGCAGTGGTCTATATTCATAATATAGATTCTACCAGTCTCTGCTCTTTCTTTTAGCAAATCGGTAATTAGTTCCCTTGCACTCACTTTGTCTTTAAAACTACTGTGTGTATTGCAGTGGTCTATATTCATAATATAGATTCTACCAGTCTCTGCTCTTTCTTTTAGCAAATCGGTAATTAGTTCCCTTGCACTCACTTTAATCTTTGGGACGGATGTAGCACGTTCGTATTTCTCATAGAGTTCATCGAACTCGGGTGTTCCGAATGCTTCATAGAGCCCAGGAGCTTCGTGGGGTGAGAACAATGTGATGTCGTCATTCTTTAAAAATCTCTTATAGAATAACTCTGATAACTGAATAGAATAATCTAACTTTCTGACTCTGTTATCTTCTGTACCTTTGTTGTTCTTGAGTACAAGAATGTCTTGTATCTCTTGGTGCCAGATAGGGAAATGAACTGTTGCACTTCCTCCCCTTACTCCGTTTTGGGTGCAACATCTAACAGTTGATTCAAATTTTTTAAGGAATGGGATGACGCCCGTATGCTGGACTTCGCCTCCTCTAATCCTTGAACCAATTCCTCTAATTCTTCCGGCGTTAATACCGATTCCGGCACGTTGAGCAACATATTTTCCAATGGCCATATCACTTGAGAAGATACTGTCGAGAGTGTCGTCTGTGTCGACAAGCACACACGAAGCAAATTGTCGTAAAGGAGTTCTAACTCCTGCCATGATAGGGGTTGGGATGTTGATTTTGAATGTTGAGATTGCATCGTAGTATTTTTTGACATAGTCTAACCTTTTGTCTTTATCATAGTTTTGGAACAGTGTCATGGATATTAACATATACATGAACTGTGGGGTTTCATAGACCAAATTTGCTGACCTATCTTGTACCAAATACTTGTCCACTATTTGTTGTAGACCAGCATAGGTAAAGTCTGTATCTCTTCCATGTTTAATGAAAGAATCAATCCTGTTAATTTCTTCAGTAGAATATGAATTGATGATAGCATCATCATACACACCGAAGTCTATATTTCTATGTATGATTTCACCCAGTGGTGGATATATCTCTGAATCTTTCCACTTGGTATTGAACACTTGTTTTTGAATTGCAAATAGTAGTAATCTAGCTGCAACAAATTGATAATTGGGGTTCTCTAGTGTAATTAAGTCACTTGCACTTTTCACTAGAATCTTTTGAATTTCTTTTGTGGTGATACCATCAAAAAACTGAAGTCCACTATTCATTTCAACCAATGATTCTGACACACCTGTAATTCCTCTGCATGATTTTTCTACCATACGATGAATCTTGTCTAGGTTGATGTCCGATTTCGAACCATCTGATTTTAATACTTTAATCATAGCATTCATATTCTCTTGTACTCCTTTAGTTTCAGTTTTGCAGTGAGACCTTCGGTTGTACAGTTATCTATAATTGACACAATGTCTTCGCTTGTCATTCCACTCATTATCATATTGTTTATATCTTTCAATCCTTCTACTCTCTTATCATTCCAAATACACACACGGTAACCTTCATCGATTACCTCATCAATTTTCTTTAGAATTTCTTTGTTTCGTGGTTCATTGTCATAAATTATTATTGCATTGTCTTTTATAGCATTGTCGATTTTTTTAAAGTCACTACCACCGACAGCAATACTGTTTGGTAGGAATAAACTGTCTAGTGGCCCTTCTGTAACATAGATAGTTTTAGTCATATTCACTTTATCAATGTTGAAGATGAGTGAATCGTCATCTCGGAATCTCATTGTTAGATATCTTAATGGTGAGTCATCGATTGCTCTCCCACTAACACCAACAAGTTCCCCATTCTTGATGAATGGCAATACAATTCTAGGATTGTTTCCTAGAGGTCTGTCTTTGTATTTATCTGACAAGAACGATAGACTTTGTGCAGAATCAACAAACCACAACTCTTTTTGTGACTCTACTGGAATTTTTCTGTTGTCTAGGTACTCCCTTGCGACTTTACTTTCAATCGCTGGTCGAGCTATAAACTTCAAATTCTCAATGGTCATTTTTGTTGCATCTGTATTTAGACTTTCAGTAGTCTTGGGTTTAAACTTGAATGCACTCGATGATGGCATTCTTTGATTGGTATTCTTCTTACCATGTTTCTCTTGTAGAAGTTCTTTAACATACTCCTTGTATTGTACAGGAAAATGGTCTTTCAAAAACGTCATTGATGATGTGGATTTACCACAGTTATGACACTTATATATGAATGATTGGTCGACTAAAAAATGATATGCTCGTGCTTTGTAGCGATTCTTTTGGGAATCACCACAATAAAGACATCTGTGATTTAATGTACTGTCTCCCTTCCATTTACAAACCTCAAGATGAGGTGTAACTGTAGAGAGGTACTTTCGCTCTAACCATAACATACACTCAGTATATCACTGAATGCATGTTATTTCAAGTGGATTTTGGGATTTATCCGGCGTCTATTAGTGCTTGAATTTCAGCGATTTGAGCAGTGTTTGTTGTGACTGAGTTATCGTATGCGACCTTCTTAGGGTCGTCTGATGCTAAGTCTGCATAACCTTCGGGTTGAACAGGCATTCCGTCACCTGACTCAAACCATGCTTTCCTTTCTGCTAGGTTGTCAATCGTTGGGATTGGCGATAATGGTTCTGGCATGTTAATCTCCTAAATTAATGTTACTATCTATTTAGTAAATACTAGTCTTCTTCGACTGCGAATTTACCTGCTTTTTCTTCTTCTTTTCTAGCAATTTCCGCAAGTACTTCAAGTTCTGCCTCTAAAGATGCAATTTGTCTTTCGTTAGTTGCAAGAGATTCTTCATACGATTTTACCGCCTCTTCTGTTGCATCCTTTCCATTGAATCCTTCGGGTTCAACTGGTTTGCCTTCACCTTTATAGAACTCTAAACGTTCCTCTTTGGTCATTTCCCCTAAATTTAAATCTGTCATTTGTTACTCCTAATTAGTGTACACTGTTATTTATCTTTTGACAAGTCTAAAACCTTGTCTTTTGGTACCTGTAATACAATTTTATTTGTTACTTTTGGTTGTGGTTTTGCGGTTACTTTTTTTTTCTGTGCTGGTAGAGTTTTTCTTTTTGGTGTAGGTTTCTTATCAACAATAAGTGCAACACTAGTGACCAAAAGTAACACTGCAAGTGGGTCAAACACAAAAATAAGTGCAAAAATCACCCACCTAACTGCGTTGTCAAGATACTTGACACTTTCCTCTTGACCGTATATAACTTCTGCAACATACTTGATTGGCCCTATTTTCGAGTCCTGTTCAAGTTGTTTCCGTTGAATCGGAAGTTTGTCCTCCGTGTATTCTGTAATCAAGCCGATCGCTGTATCTATATCTTCTGCAATTTGGTTTCTTTCGTCTCTCTGTTGTCTGTTGATATAGTTTCTATCTTGCGGTCTACCAGTAGATAACACTAGGTCTAAGTTTGCAACTCTATCTTGATATCTTTCTATCTTACCTTTCTCTGCACCAATCCTAGTGTCCAGTATGGATAGTTCTAAACTGTTCCCATCACCTACTAGTGACACTTCAATGTTCGCCTTAGATAGATAACCAAATATACCAAGCGATGTTATGAGCATGAGTACCACAACTGAAGTTAGTAGATACCATTTTAGATAGTTCATCTTCTCCCATGCGAGGTGAAGATAAGCAGCAGTCACAAGTTTACCAAATTCCAATGCAGTCATCATTACGACTGTTCCTAGATATGCACCAGCAAACATTGTCGCCATACCTATGACTGAGAAGTATGCAGCAATTCCAGCGATTACAATAGATGTAATTAGAGCTAAGTAATTTAATAGTTTCAACATAGTTATACCTGTGAATTTCTTTTGATTAGGTCAAAGAGTTGGGCAGGTTCGTATTTCTTTTTCTTCTTCACCACTGGTACATCTGTTGCAACTGCAGTACCTGTAGCATTCAAGGGCGCATCCTCTAATATATCATACTTAAAATACTTCATACATGCATCCGCTAGTTGGTATCCTGCTATCTTATCACTAGGATAGTGGATACCAGCATGGACTCTACCCAATGCAGAGATTTCCGCCATTGCCAACAATTCAGATTTATGTTGGGGATAGATTGATGAGTAGTAGTTTGCAACTACTCTCGCCTGTAAGGCATGGTTTGAAGGATATGATGGTGATTGTGCAGTATCTGTATTGAAATAGTCCATTTCCATACCTAGTTTCTCTGCAAGTACATAAGGTCTCGGTCTCATGTATTGATTCTTAAATTGTCTACCAATGTGTCTTGCACTATCTGTGATTTTTTCTATATCATCATCTGTATATGCCAAATCATTGTTCGACATGTATTCTTTGATATAATATGAAGTGTCTTCATCTGTGTTCAGATAACGTTTCTTCTGTTCATCTGTAAGTTTCTGAATCATACCAACCATCTGTTTGAGTTCTTTGATGGTTTGTGGACTAGAATTGGCAGTATTCGGTTTTAGCGATAACTCCTTCAAAACTTTAGTGTCGAACAATTCACCCAATTCTTCTATCTTGGGTTTCTTAGTCTTCCCTGTATGTTTTAGACTGTCTACGTTTACTACTGCCTCAATAAACGTCATCTTCTGTTACCAATATTCTTTCTACTCCACATTGTGCGATATAGATGTTAACACCAAACACTATTGAGTGTTCTGCGATAACAGTTATAGGGGTCTTTTGTGGATAAGTTACACCGTTTTGTTCTTCTAGGTTTCTTCTAAGGTGGTAGTGTCTACCAACGTCAAGTGTCATAACTTGATTCGCTTCATGTAGGTCGTCTACATCAAATTCACCTGTATCTTTGATGTGTCTATAAACCTTCTCACACAATTCTTCTGCTTGTTCTGCAGTGATACCTGTCTCTTCTTTCAGTAATGCGATTGCAACAGCGTATGATGCAAATCTAGATTTACCAAAAGGCACCTTTTCTATGATTCGTTTTAAGTTAAAGACAAGTTTGTGTAGCATGGAATAAGCACTCTTCTCTTCGGATGTTTTTGGTTCTTTTTCAGTTCGTTTACCCTTGTTGGTAATCAAACCAAGTTTATATGCATCCGTGTCTACCCATTTCTGAGTTAACATTTTAATGATTCTAAAAACTATAAGTGTGTTTATTAAGTTCGCCATACTTCTATTTATGTATTCAAAATAGTGGAGCTCCCAAACCGATTCGAACGGTTGACCTACTGATTACAAATCAGTTGCTCTACCAGCTGAGCTATGGGAGCGTTTATAAATCTCGTAACCTCTGTACAAGTGCATCGTCAAGAGGCATCTCGGGTGACCATGATTCATCAATGTATCCCAAATAGAGTAACATTGTTTTAACAGATACCCAATATTTCTCATCCTTTAATTTAAACTCCAACATTTTCATTGATGCATCAAAACCAAATACATTGAATATGGTAATGATATGGTTTAACATAAGGCGTTCTCTCATCTCACCATTTTCATGGTATCTGTGTAAGAGGCGTTTAAGGTAACGGAATCTACGCAAATCTTCCTCAAAGTCTTCTATGGTCTCACATTGTGGGTCGTCATAGTGTTTTTGAGCGAATGCAGTAAAATTTTTGTTTGTAAGGGTATCAAAGAGTTTCATAATATACAATTATATAGGCGATTTCAGCCATAAAAAAAGGGACATAAAGTCCCTCTTTTTGTATCAACTAGTCTTTATACTAATGAACCGTAAACTTTGAATGAACCAGTTTCTAGTTTTTCGTATCTAACCTTTAGGGTATATGATTTAGATGATTCTTCGAACTCATCGTTTGGTGTGTCTACAGTTTTACCAAATGACTCATATCTAGTGAACTCTAAATCCATCTCACCAGCGTCATCGAACTCTTCGTTCTGTACAACACCCATTTCACCAACACTTCTTAGTTTAGTCATACCCAACTGCATAAGTTTAGATTCCATCTGTTGCAAAGCAGCAAGTGGATTCATGAACTCAACTGTTGCAGTGTGTCCTAAGATAGCGTTAACTTTTTGTTTAACGACTGAATCATCAACGTCAAATGGTACCTTCTCTGAAGATAGACCAGCGCCGTCCATATATGATTCATCTAAAAAGTCTTTAAATTTCTTCATAATTTTTCCCTATTGTTTTATGCAACTACAGTAATTGTACCAGCAGCAGTTCCAACTCCAGCAATGTTAGTAATTGTAGATACAGTTGAAGTACCTTTATCTTTAATTGTTCCACCGTTCAATGCAATTGCGTTAGCACCGATTGAAAGTATATCACCAGCACTTGTAGCAGCGTTAGCAGCACCAATAACTAGTGTAAATACCAATTCGTTTGAACCTGTTCCACTTGCGTATGAAAGTGTGTGGTTTGCACGTTGGTCATTGACAACAGTAAGTTGTGGTGTACCAGTTACGTCTACATCTTCGTTAAAAGTTGCAGTAACAGATAGTGTTCCACCTTCTGACTTGTCAAAAGCAGTGATATTCCAATCGATATCAGTTAAGTTAGCAGCACCCAAGGCAGTTGTTAGATTTTTCATCGCAACTAATGTTTCAGTCAAAGTTCTTGAACCAACTTTACGAACTAATTCCCAACCGTGTGGTTTTGCTACCGTTTTTAATTTATCAGCATCAGATAACCAATTTGGTTTTGATTCTGAACCTGAAGTATGTCCCCATAATGCCATTTTAATTTCCTCTTTATTTGTTTGCGACTTTCAATATAGCATCAAAAGTCTTTTTAAACGTTTTAGCGTCTTTCTGTAAAAGTCTAGAGTATTTATCACGAATAGGGGCCTTAACCTTCATTAAAGTATCATAAACCTTTACCGCATCATCTCTCTTTACTTTCGTCTTTTTATTATCGTTGGTGGAGACTTCTCCATCCTTAATATGGTCTCTAAATTGACCAAGTTGGACAACGATATTTTTATCTGCCCATGCCTGTGAACCCATTGCAGTATCTTGGAAGGCAGAAATTGCCCTATCAAGTACTTCATCTTCAGATGCTTCAGAATACTTTCCGCCGGCCATTGTAGAAATTTTCTCTAACTTTTGTTTGAGTTCTTTCTCTGACTTAGACTGTTTAACAGCACGTGCAATTTTCTTATTACCAGCATCAGACATCATACCAAAGTCACCCGCCTTTTCTAAAACAGCGTTAGTTTCTTTTGCCTCTTTCTTAGCATATCCCAGTTTCTTTAATTTTTCTTTAAAGAGTTTATATCTGGCGTCTACTCTATCCATTATCCGAACCTTTTGGCGAATGTTTTAAGGTCGATAGTTTCAAAGTCTCCAAACTCATTTTGGACTTTAAATCCTAACTTATTACTACCATATATTACTGGTTTAGCAGTATAGGTACCATTCTTGTATTTTAATCCACTGATTTCTGAACCGTATATGCCCAACTTTTTCATTTTTGGTGCTGCTTCTACGATACTTCTATAGGTTTCCATTAAGTCCATATTACTTCAATCCCTTAGTCAATATTTTATCTATCTGAGGTGTTGATGTGTCTTGTTCTGTTGGGTCACCATATGATGATTTACCGATAACTACTCTTAGAAAGTCATTGACTGCCTTTTTACCACCTTTAAGTCTGACATGTTTACCCATCATTGAACTTTTTAAACCAAATCTTTTTGCCTGTTTTGCAATTTCCATTGCATGTTTGTTTTGGTCTGCAGGTTTTGGTATTCTGTTTCTTATATCTACAGTGAGGTCTGCAACTTGTTCATCCAAAGTAACTGCATCTTCCCACATTGTTCTATAAGAATCCATAACAGATTCATTTTTCTTTTTCTTTGCGATTGCAATTGCTGCCTGTTGTGCAGATGCCATTTCTGTTGTTAGAACTTTTGGTTTAAATTTCTTTAACACTTCTTTGTGATACTTAGACATGTCATACTTACCAGCATCAACTGCGAGTTCACCTTGACTTAATCCGTCATCATTGAGTTCTAGTTTGATTAACTGTTGACTTTTAAAGTAGTCCAATGCTTTCTGAGCATCTCTTTTGTTTCTGAATTTGTATTCTGCATACTCTACTTTTTCTTGTATGTTGTCACCCTGTTTGAGATATTTTTTTGCTTTAACTCTATCGTGATAAGTGAACTGGTAGTTCTTACCATTCTTATCGTCTTTAACAATGTAACCTTTTGGAGTCATCTTGGTGACTTTACCCATGTACTTAGCACCGTCAGCACGATAGTAATCTACTTCTGTACCAACTTTGATTGAGTTCTTAGTCTCTGCACCCATACCATGTTTTGCAAGAACTCTATAGTTCTCTGATATAGTTTCTTCTTTGATTTTACCTTTAACTATATCTTCAAGGTCACGAGACAACCAATCAAAAAACTCATCGGGGTCATCAGAGTGAATTTCATTGTTATTCAATGCCCATGTTGTTAGGTCATCTTCTGCTTTCTTACCTGCAGACCCTGAGAATGATAAATCACCAGTTTTGTATGCTTTTGTAAGTTCTCTTTTGTGTTTCCTGAAGATATCTTTTATCTTCATGCCTTCTGATACTACTTCTTCGTTTGCATACTTAAGTGCAGACTGTACTTCTTTTGATTTAAGAATCTTATCACCAAAGAACTTCTTAATTTCTTTAGCTGCAATATCCATTGCACCACTCATGTCGAGTGCAACTTCTACTGCCCTTTTGACTTTTGCATCTGATACTTTGTTTTTTCTGAAGTAGTTTGCAACTTCTTGACCAGTAAGTTTCATCTTACCGTATGGCCCAAGTGGATTTACTTTACCATCTTTGTCTAGAACTTTTTTTGCTTCATGAAACAGGTTCATATTTATACTCCAAATATTGCGTATGCAAGATTGTCATCATGTTTAATGATGATTGATGCAACGTCTTCTCTAAACATTGTGTCACCGTTATAAGCAGCAATGATTTCTTTACTGAACTTTGGTGTCATATGTGGGATGCCGTCATCGTTAACAAGAGTAACGTTATCCATAACTTTTATCAACATCTTACCATACTTTTGAGAATCTTTAAACTCTGATTCTCTTTTCATCAATTTCTTGAGGTCTTGTTTGATTTTATTGAGTGATGCAGACTTGTACTTGTATTCTACAAAGTCTTCCATTCCCTGACTGTTGTCTTCTTTAACTTTTTTTTTCTTGTCGTAAGAGCAGTCACCCAATTTTAAGAACTTTTTTACAGGTTTTACTTTTCCTTCTTCGACTTCTTCGTCCTTCCCTTTGTAGTTTTTATCTACATAGTCAAAGAACTTCTTCTTTTCTTCGTCTGATTTAAAATCTGCTGGTGAGTCTACACCAAACTTTTTAAGTGCTTTTTGAAAGAACTCTTCGTAATCGCCTTCCATGGCAAGTACTGCTTCCATTGTGTTGATTAGGTCTTCTGATAAACCCATAGATGTGAATTTCATTATTGTTTTAATTCTCCATTTTCGAAGTAGTCGAACATTTTCTCTTTACCTTCTTCATCCAAACGTAAAGATTTTGCCAATCTACCTAACATGTTTCTTTCTACAAGTTTTTCTACAGTTTTTTCTACTGAAAGTTTTTCTTCTTTAACTTCAACTTCATCTTTAAGAGGTTTAACCCCAGCATCTTTGAACATTTTCATTAATGCATTGTTTGTTGCAAGTTTAATTTTTGAGTCTTTACCTAGTGCCTTTACAGTTTTCATAAACCCATCAGGATTTTGTTTCTGCATTGCTTGAACTACTTTAACACCAGTCATGTTTAACATTTTTGCAACACCGTATTGTGAATCTTTATCACCTTTTAGATTGAATAACTTATCAATCATCTCACCAGCAGATGCTTCTAATAGAACATCTTCTTCTATTACTTCTGTGGTGGTATCTTCCTCTTGGAAAAACTTTTTAAGTTCTTCCTCAATCTCGTTATTGATTACTGTATCATTATCAAGAACTTCTTCCACTACTACAGCAGGTTCTCGACCAAAGTTACGGACTTCGTCTAGTTTATCTTTCCAGTTGTCTTTGTTATAACTCATAGTACTATTATTTATATATTCTCTATCCTTACCACCAAGTCGCCATGACCCTTAATTAATCGGTGATATGTCTCTTTGAGAATAAAGTATTCGCCTCCAGTAGCAAGTGTTTCAGGTAATTTATCATCTAATTGTAACTTCCAATCCGTACCTGAAAGGATTCGAAGTGTTCTATTTGTTCTATCTCTATGCCAAATGAGGTCATTTTCATCGACTGTTTCTGAGAATGTCCTTATTATATATGGTAACCCAGTACCATGTTGTTCGTAAAGTGTTTCTGTATATGGGTGGTCACTGGTCATAATGTATTCCTACCAGTAAAAACTACCTCCATCGGATAGTCCTAACTGTTTTGCATAATATGGTAATCTACATGCCCAATAGGCAGCAGAGGTTTTATCTTTTTGTTGTGAACACTTGTGTCTAGCAGCGAATGATTTACGTGCTTTTTCGTTACCAAGTTTCACCTTTAACCCTGTAGTGTCACCCCATGTCACTTTCTTAATTTTGTCTCCGTCTTTAACATAGACATAGTATTTTTTAGGGCCACCTGCTTTTGGTTTATTTAATTCGGGTTGTTTCTTTTCTTCCTCTTCTATTATCATCGGACAATCGAGTGGTACTAGATTACCCTCATATACTTCAAAATCTCCAATATCTGTCTCTAGTATATGTCTATCGACTTCTGTGAGTCTATATCGTCCTTCACTGACTAACTTTCGTGCTTCTTTGATGGTCTCAAAGAACATTAAGGAACCCAACCTGAATGGATTGTCAAGGATGTTAGTATTAGTCTCTTGTAGTGTATCGAGTGTCTCGACAAGAGCTTGGTCTTTGAAAGTCTTCATTATGATTCGGTATCTTCACCTAGTTTTTCTTCGTTGTACGGGAATCCTTTTAACGGGTTTTGGAACACTTGACTGAAGTGTTTCTTTGTCTTCTTCTTTTGTTCTTCATTGACGAGTGCAATCTGTGACAAGTATTCTTCTACACTTTGCCCAGGCGTGTCTTCTTGGTATGCTTTACGGATTTCGTCTGTTCCTATTTCGTGAACACCATTATCATGTTTATTTCCTGTCATGTCTACTCTCCATTTCCATGTATAAAATACATATAGTTATCAATACTACAAACCAAAATGTCACTTAACCACCTGCTTTCTTAGCAAGGTCTTTATCAGCACCACCCCAAGTTCCCTTACCTTTTGTGATAAAAGAATTAACACGAGCATGTCCCCACTGCTCTGGCGTTGTGCCTGGTCTGTGACCAGTTTTCCAAGCGGCGACTCCTCTGTTATAAACTTGTTGTAGAATACCTTTAGCAATTCCTGACTTGTCTGCTTTCTTTGCAAGTGATTTACCAGCATCTTCACCGAACATCTTTTGAAATTTCTTGGTGTGTTTTGATGGTTTTGTTTCTGCACTTGCATCGCCTGGCGCTGGGCCATCTTTCTTCTGTGCAAAATGAGCGGCACGTTTTTGTTTGGTAGATTTGGACATCTCATCACCATCAGCATCCTTTGCATAATACTTAGATGGTTGTGTACCTTCACGGTCTTTGATATCTTTGTCCTGTTTAACTTCCTGTACATCACCAAACTTAAGAAACAATCTATTTTTCTGTTGTTTCTTATCAGTCACTTTATGATTTACAAATGCCCCTACGGTATTAATCATACCAAGACCTTTTTCAGGGTTCCTTTTGTATTCTGACTCTAGTTTATCTTTAAGTTTTTTGAAAATGACGTTAATAATATCACCAATATCTGAGACATATTTACCTTCTTCTACAGAGTCTTCTTCTCTAAGTCTTGGTTCTTTTCTGTTATAATTTTGAGAAACGATACTAAGGTTAGACTTATCGTTGTTCATAGGATTGTTGTCCTTATGGTGAACGTCCTTTCCTTTTATATCTTTTCTGTCCTTTAGACTTCTTCGTGCTTCATTTCTTTTTGCACGTCTTTTAATTTGGTCGGGTTTTGAGTGATAATTCGCATACTCTTTTTTGTAATCCCGTTCTTCGTTTGCCTTTCTATCAGCGTCTCGTTTTGCCTTGATTTGGTCATCCTTTACTTCTTTCTCATCTTGACCTTTCTGTCTCTCACTCTCTCTTTCGTGTCTATCAGTAAGTGCTTCTAATTCGGTCTCATGTTTTGTTTTAAGACGTTCCAATTCTTCTGCTTGTTTTGCTTTTAGTTCCGCTGATGCGACTGCATCCTCTTTTAAGGATGTAAATTGTTGAAGTAATGTTTCTAATCTTTTAGTCATAATACTATTTATATCTTTCCAATAACTGTCTTCTTACCAGTCTGTCTACTTTTGAATGTTTTTAAGTTTGACCCAAATGGACTTGGTTTTTCTGTTGGTGGTTTTTTCACTGCATCTTTACTTCTTATAGATGAATAACCAGTAGTATCCTTCTTCAGCAATTCGGAAGATTTCCAATTAAGTGCAAATTTGTTTTTGGGGAATGAAGTAGTCCAACTCATTAGTTTACTAAAGAGACTAGTAGACTTTCTCTGTAGTGTGTTTAAATCATCATCGTTGGAAATTTCTACGTAGTCTCTACCGAATATCTTTTGAAGGTTTCTTGCATTTTTCTGCGCCTTATCCCAGTCTTGTTTTACAATTTTTTGCGGCAACTTTCTAGGTCTCATTTCATTTCGTTTTTGAGCATTATCTAATGATGCATTTACAAATATCATTTTTGATTCATATCCAATCGAGTCTAGCATCTTCTTGTATGAACTAACCTTGGATAAGTTTGCACTAGTAGTGTCAAATATCAACCCTAGTCTACCATCTATATATGCATCCATATTCCTTCCAGTAATCCTTTTCGCCTTTGCACGAATGGGGTCTACTTTATCAAAGTCTGCACCTCTAAGGTCTAGGGATAATCCTGCTTTCTTTAATCCATTCTCAAATGCTTTATCAGTGTTGACTAACTTTAAACCAAGTGCTTTTAATGAAAGTGCATCAACTACTGTTGACTTACCACTGCCTGGCCCACCTGAAAAGAAAACTGCTTTGAATGTGCCTGGGTCATATACTCCCTCTGTAATCAAATCTTCCATCATGTAGTGTGGTAGTGTACCTTCTGCAATACCCATTCCTTTACGAATGTCTTTGTACAATTTGTCTGCAAGTCTTTTGCCTTTTGTGGGGACACCTTCCTTAAATGATTCAAAGTCTCCCTTCTCTGCAAATGCTCTCATTTTACTTGCACTCATTCCACTTACGTCATCTGAATCGGGGTCTCTTTCTCCAGCAGATACAATCTGTATTTCATCAAACTTGTAGAAACCGTGTCTCCCCTTTACACTATTATACTTATTGATAATAGTCTCAAACTCTCTAACTCTATCTGACCCTACTATCATCCGAATTTTT